TAAAGAAATAGCGAAAACCCCCTCTTTTAATTCGTCTTTAATTGTTAACTCAATTGTTTGCAGTTCTTTTTTCATACTATTATAATGTTGCGTTCCTTACTCTATTTCTATCTAAACTTTGTGCTGTTGACATTGCACCACTTACTACATATGCTTGAACGGGTGCTTGTTTTAATTGGCTCAATTGATTCAATCCATTATTCCCTACAATGTTAAACGAAGGAGCTTGAATTTGTGCGTTATTTTCACCGCCACCGCCCGAAGGAGTTGAACCTCCGCCACCGCTACTAGAACCGCCACCGCTTGAAAATTGAGTAGAGGCAATTTTTTTAACATTTAATAAACCAGCAGTCAAAACAACTCCACCCGCTATACCTTTTATTACAGGTCCACCTGGAGTTGAAGCAACAGTTGACATAACCGCCTTATAAGTATCTATTGTTGCGTTTGCTATGTTCGCAGCCTTTTGAATTTTAAATGCTGTTTCTTGTTGCTTCCTAGATTTACCAGCAAACAATTCGGCTAAATTGCCAATAATTGTAAATGTATCTTGAACCGCTTTTAGTTGTTGATTTTGTATTATTTTTTTATCGGCTAATGCCTTATCGTCTATTTCTTTTTGTTTTTTTGCTTCATATTCCCATATTCCAATTTGAAAAGCTGATAACATTTCAATATCTTCTTTTTCTTTTTCAATTTGAGCATCTTTTTTAGCTTGTTCTAAATCTGTTATTTTTTGAAGTTCACCATTCCAATATTTTTCAAATTCAACTTCATTAAACTTTATTTCTTCATGTTCCTTTATTACCTCAATTCTTTTTTTATATTTTTTTACAACTGGGTCTTCTTTTTCCGCTTCCTTTTTTTGTTGGTTATCAAACTCGAATAAATCATTTTTAAGTTTAGTTAATTCATCTCTTAAACCACCTATATTTTCTCTAGTTTTCTTTGCATCTTCTTCGCTACCATATAAAGCTCTACCCGTTGCATTTAAACCAAATTTATCAAATGATTGGACTGTTTCTAAATTCTTTAATTGTTCTTTGTATAGTTTTTTATTAGCTGCTATTTCTTTTTCAGTGTCTGAAATTGCATCCTTTAATTTACCACCTCTTTTCTTTCTTATTTCATCTTCTGTAAATCCTAATCTTTTTAAAGTTCTTTCATATTCTGCAAAATCTCCCGCTGTTTTTCTTGCTGCATCTCCTTGTAATTTTGTACTATCAACAAATTTTTGAGCAGCTGCAGTATTTGAAGAAACTATATTTTTTAACTTATCAAAATTTGCTATTAATACACCAACAGCAATAACTAATAAACCTATTCCACTTGTTATTAAAGCACTTTTTAAAGAACTAAATGCAGTAACAACACTATTTTTTATTACAGCTCCTAATTGCTTAAATGAATCAATTGATTCTCCAAGTCCTTGTAAACCTTGAGAAATCGCCATTGCTGACTGGACTTTTAATAGTTGTGCTTCTAATTCTTTAGATTCAACACCAACTAACCCCATCGCTCCCTGATAAGCTGCAAAACCACTAGCAACACCACCCAAAGAACTGCTTAAAGCCTTAAATTTTGCATCAGGATTAAAAGCATCTGTTAAAGCCTTTGCGTCTCCTATTGCATCTTTTAACTCCCCAGCTCTTTTAGCTGCATTAATTGCTTGTAACGAAGTTGCTCCAAACTTTTCGCTTAATGCTTCGACTTCTTTTTGTGCTTCTTTAAGTTGCTTTTTTAACGGTTCTACGTTTGTCTTTACTTCTAAATTTACTACTTTAGTTTCTGCCATTATTTCACCGCTTTAATTTGTCTAACACCTTGCTTAAATGCTTCTTTTATTGTTTTAGGAATTTCGTTTTTCCCCTTTACAATATCAATTGCTTCGCTTTCTCCGTAGAAGTTAGATAAGGCTAACATTTCTAAAATATTCTTTATCATTCTTGTAGTATATTAATTGTATAAGCATCTGTGCTTCCATCTCTCATCGTTTCGTCTACATCAATCACTATTGTTGCATCGTCTCCTTGTTGGCTTCTTATATTAAACGAATCTTGACTAATTAGTATTTCACCACTTTGAGACGTTAAAATATATTTAGGGTCTGGATTGGACGGAATAGTAACTAAAACATTTGTATCTGTTGTAATTGTAGATGTTGAAAATGTTACCCCCGTTGTTACTGTCGATATATTACTGCTTTGTGCGGTTGTACTTAAACCTACACCAACCTCAACCGTTCCACCTAAATCACCAACTGTAAACAAGCCCGTTGAATTTCTAATCGGTCTAAAATCGTTTATCAATTCTAGTTGAACTTTACCGTTTGTGATCTCAGAATTAATTGTATTGATTAAATATCGTTTATCTTTTATCACTAATCTGTCATTCAATTTCAATGAAGTAATTAACGATATTGGAAAGTATGCAGTTAATTTTGTTAATCTGTTTTTAGAATTAAATAAATTCGATAAGTAACCAAAATAATAGTTTGCAAATAAACTATTTTCAATTGGCTTGTCATACCAAGTTGAAGTTTCGGGAGCAAAGTTTAAAGAATATATTTGATTGTTATAAGATAAGTCATTCCCAAATAAAGCCAAGTTAGTTTCTGTTGTTTCTGTCGTACCATCGTAGAATCTAATTGCTGTTGTCATTGCTCCGTTATAATATAAAAGTACAGGCTTCGGAATATAAGATTTATAATCGGGATATTTTGTCAAACTAAAAGCCACTTGCATTGGTGTTGTGCTAAACTTACTAAACTGTAAATTCTCAAATGGTAACTTAACGGTATAATCTCCCCCGTCGTAATCGTAATTTAATGAAGTATCTCCCCACTCTCTATTTGAAGCATCACCAAAACCTCTATTAATAAAACTTTCGCTTTTTTCGTAGTTGAATGAAATGTTTTTATAAAGAGGTAATCTGTCAATATTAATATCATTAACATCTACATACTTTGTAATATCAATTATAGCACCTTTAGAATACCAATCATCTAGTGGCTCAATTTGAAAAGTATTAAAAGCGGTTGCATAACAAGTTAAATTAAACTGCTTTAAAATACCACTAAAGAAGTCTGCTATTGTTATGTTTGGAACGTTTAAATATATTGAGTTAGAAGAATTAGATAAAATTAAGTCAGTATTTTTAACTGCTAAACAACCGCCTAAAAATTCAGAACCGTCAACATTTTCTCTTGAAACTTCTATTGTATATTGAACGTTTACATTTTGTTCTGAACGTATTTTAAAATTTACATTATATGAGTAAGTGCCAAACGGAACTTGTAAAACTGTTGCACTATTATCGGTGCTATAATCTATTTTAGTTGTAGAAGTAAGTATTCCATTGGCATATACATCAATGTAAAATATATATGTAGAATTAATTAACCAAATTGGTTTGTCTATTATTATTCTAACTGAAGTTTTAGCCTTGTTTGAAAATATAGATATTAAATTATATGAGTTTGTAGATGAATCATAAATACTTTGACTTAATCCAGTTATAGAGTTAGCAAATTCTGTATTTGAATCAATAACCATAGAATAACCATTCATTTTAGCATCTTGGTTATCTGTATTTTTACACCACAAAAACAACTTTTTAAATAACTCAGAATTTAAGAAGTTAGAATTAAATGTCAATCCGAAATCTGTTTGAATTGCCTCAAATATCTTTGAAACTTTAATAGCAGGAAACAACTCGTCCCAATATAATTTACCCGTTGATGTACTTAAATCTGTACTTGTATTATCTGCATACGTCCAATAACCGTTACTCGAAATCATTGGGTAACGTACATCGTAATCCGTTGCAGTATCTGTCAATCTTGCTTTAACACCAGCACCCGTATATGGGTTAGATATTGCTGAATAGTCTAAATCTGAAAGTTTCTTATTACTAAACGTATCTTTTAAACTAACTAAGTCCCCATAGAAAGTAATAGTATAGTGTTCTGCTTTGCTATTCTTTACTATTGAACCCTCTAACTGAATTTTTCCACTTCTAAACGGTGTTTTACCTACTTCAATGTATGCATATCTTCTTAAGTTGTGGTCGATAGAATTATCTACATCATTCTGATAAAAATATTCAAATATTCTGTCGTTGTTGGGAGTACTTGGAACGGTAAATGATTGACTAAAATCTGTATAGACCTTAGATAAATCTTGTATATTCTGTATTGAACTTGAAATATTAATAAATTCATCCTTGAACAAATCAATTTTTTCATAGTTATAACCATATCCCAAAGTAGTATTTGGCTCTGTCCCCTCAATATAAATCTCAACTTCTCTATTCATATAATGTCATTTGTGTAAGTGAAATCTAAAGGATAGTTAATCATTTTATTATTGATATTTTTCTGTAAATCTAGTTGCTTAGTCGTTAATTTTGCGGGTCTATTGTTTACTAATATCCTATCACTTAACAAAAGTTGTTTAATCGTGTCCTTAAATGACTCATCTACCCAACCGCTATTAACTTTAATTGACTCAGTCCCATTAACATTAAATGTTTGTATTAAATTCTCTTGACTGTTAAATGTCGTTTCTACATTTCTATAACTTTTATATTCAGAATTAGATACGTTCATAGAATCAACCGAAGCACCTAGAAAAAACTCCCTTTGAAAAGCACCGTATTTATTTACAAAATCAATCGTAACACTTCCGTATTTATTCGCTTCGATAGGTTTAAAATAATACGTTTTTAAAACTGTATTTGAAGCGTTTAATATCTCTAACTTATTACCATTAGCAAGGTAACTTGAAAATACTCTAAACGGTTGCAAAACTCTTGAATCTACACTTGTATAAGTTCTATTTGTTCCCGTTACCAAGTCAGTATATTTATATTTATAACCGCTTACATTATCAACCGATAAATCACCAGGATTTAAGTCTTTATTATAGTAGTAAGTTCCCTCAGGTAGTAGATAAGCCCCTAAGTCAATATTAATTCCTTCCGTATTATAAACGTAACCATTAAAGCAAGTATAATTAACTGTATCAATTAACGTATATGTAGAACCTATTAATTTATATCGTTTAATTCTAGCAAAACAAAAACTTTGCTCACTCATAAAGTTAGGCTCAGTAGTTGTGTTTACCGTATAACTTAATGTACTTAAAAAGTTTTGTATATATTCCGAAATATCAAAATAACAAGTTGGAGCATTTGACGAAGCAATTAATTTGCTAAGCGTGTAACTTGGTAGCGTTGGATATACAACTACTCCGTTTTGTGGTTTTTTTAAATAAATTTCAACTTTAGCACCTATCTGACTCGCTTCGTTGATTTCAATAATATACGGACTTTTTGCAAATATTCTACTCATTTTATTTTTGGTTGTTCAATTGTACTATTAAATAACGTAATTGCATCTAATCCGTATTTCTCAATTAATTCACTTGGTAGTTTACTAAATGCAGCCTCAAATGGTTTTGTAAAAAATAAACTTGGTTTAATTCCGTTACGATAAATAGAATTTGCTATTGCATACTTTAAAGAAGTTCTACTTATAAATTTACCCTCTTTATTTCTTGGTGCTATTCCTTTTCTTACTATCCATTTATCAAGTGCTGAAATTGGCGGTCTTTTAGTTGTATAACTATACTTACCATTTCTTACAACAGTTTTTAAATTACCGTTTTTATCTTTAGTTGCAGGACCAACTCCATTAACTCCTTTATCCTGGTAATGTCCGTAGTCTTCCATTGAGAAGTAAACCCCAAAAGAATTTTTGAATAACTTACTTTCACCCTTTAATGAATCGTAAAGCTTCTTAGAACTGTTCTTTTTAAGTTTGGTTAAATTGCTTCTACTTTGTTGTATTATATACTTAACAAACTTTTCTAACTCTTTTTCAGTTTCTAACATATCAATAAATTACCATTGTATTCTCTGTTGATATATCAAAAGTCATAGTCCAACCTGCGACCGAATCTGTAAATTTATCAAAGAATGGTTCACACGTTGCATCTGAAAGTATATCGTAATTAATCTTTAAACTTCCTCTATACATTTGTTCATACAATCTATTAAGTATCGCTAAAGTTGAGTTCATTACATCGTCTTCATTATTATTGCCAACAAATAAAGTAACAGTTTCATCTTTACTAAAATCGACAGCATCCATGCAAATAATAGAAATATTGTAGTTAACAACTTGATTTGAAAACGTTGTATTGTTAAACATTATATGACAAAGTGGAAACATATTTTGCTTCTGCAATAATACTGCTGATAAATCACCTTTAGTAACTTGGTTAACAAGTGGGTCGGTGTTTAATGTATCGTATAATTTTGTTGATATGTCGAAGTAACTCATTTTAATTGATTTTTTTTAATTTGGTTTATTTCTATTTGTGTCTTTTGTTTCTCAAATGTCAGAAAGTTAAGGACGGTAAATAATTCGAGTCGTAGGACTTCATCGAACTTTCTAATGTCTCCTTTAGCAACTTGATATATTGATTGATACCAACCCCACTGTTTTGAAAATTGAGCCTCTTCGCTAAAATCTGTTGGTTGCTCATCGTCAACGTCTTGAGGCTCTTCTCTAAATAATTTACTGTAGCCTTCAGTAACTCCTTTTCTAAATTCAAAAAAAAAACGTGTGAACTCAAAGCAACCGATAAAGGTGTGTACTTCATCATTTCACCAAACTCATCGACGTTGTTAAATGGTGCAATTAAATACTGCCCTTTCTTATTCTTCTCAGTTACGGGACGATATAAGACCGCTAAGGCTTTATGGAATGAATCAAAGTTTACAATGTGTGTTTCTGCTTCGATATATTCTTCCCAACTAATCTTATCAAAGTTAGGAATTAAGCCAAGTTCTAATTCGTTAATTTTAAATGTCGTTTGTAACTTTGGAATCTCAGAAAATAGTTTGTTAAAATGGTTTACTAATTCAACCATATCATTGAACTTAATCTTAACTACTTCTTTCAGTTCAATGCCACAAAATATCTGAATCATCTTTTGCCCTAGAAATTCGGGGTCTGTATTGTTCTTACAAATATCCATATACTTTTGATAGTGAAGTAATGGTATTTCACTTAATGAAGTTGGAATTGTTAAATTTAATTTCATAGTTTTTAAACGTTTAATTTTGTAAATGTATTTAATAGATTGAATAGTTACCTTTGTTTGGATTTGATAGTTGATAAGATACAGCATATCTAACAGCATCTAATGCGTGGTTAAATTTATCTATTGGTGTTTCGCTTTTACGTTCTAACCATGAGTAATTATTCAACTCCTTAATTAAATCAATCGAATCACAATCTATTATCATTTCGTAATCTCTTAACATCTCAATACCCTCTGTGATTTTATGCTTAACACAAGCCACTACATTATTACCCTGATGTTTTAATTCACTTATCAATCTAGGTTCTGCGTTATCTCCAACTATTAAACCGCCTTTAGTAAAATGATTGTTTAGCCTAGCGAGTTCTGTTGTTACTAATTGAGTTTGATAAATATGTAACTTTAGATAAATTAATTTTCTTCCCTTATCAATTGAAGTTTCTACCAATGTTGTAGGGTCGTTACTGAATCCATAATCTTGACCAAATACACTACCGTTATCATTGTTAAATTCTCCTATTCGCCAGTTGTTATAAATAACTCCCTCAGCCTTATCTAACCAACCGCCTAGAATAGTGTGTTTATACTTTTCAGGTCTACGTTCTTTAATGTCGTTAATTTGCTCTAGGAATGATTTAGAGAGGTTTTCTTCATTATCTAAGTAAGTAGTATGAATGTATGTAATATCGTCGTTTACAATCGTTGTTCCTCCATCAACTCCTTTATTCTCAAAAAATTTTTGATAAATAAAATGCTCTTTAGTTGATGGGTTTAAAACTAATATAACTCTATTTTGTTTTTCTTTATGTCTTATCGAGTAATCAATCTTATCAAATGTTTCTTCGTCTGTTAACTCTTCAGCTTCATCGAGTATCCACGTTGTAACACCTGCCAAAGATTTAAGGTTAGCTGTTTGCTGTCCTGAACTTGTTTTTATTCCTTTAAAGATAATCTTTGAACCTGTACGGATATTTATAATTTCGTCCTTTGTAATATGAAAATCTGAATGCCTATCAATTAAATCAATCTTTTCGATAAACTCAGGAATGATTGAAACGTGAGCAGACGTTAAAGTATAACGAGTAAATAAAATAACGTGACCAACCTCGTAAGTTAGTGTAAGTAAAAACGTGGTAACAGAAAAAGATTTTCCACTACCACGACCTCCAGTTATTACAAAGTAACGTGAGTCTGAAAATAAACCGTTATATTTTTTACTTAATGTTAACAAGGTCTTTAATGCTAAAGTCGTTTAATGAAATATTACTTTCAATTGTTTCTTTTGCTTTACCAAATAAATGCTCTGAAATAAATATTTTCCCACGTTCAAAAGTTAACAAATCTTTAGCGAGTTCAATTCTTGCTTCTTCATCTGTATCAACATTCTTAACTTGTTTAATTGCAGCGATAAAAATAGCATTTGTTTTTTGTTCATCTGCTATTGGTTTACGACCTGCTCCTTCTGTTTTTCCTCCTTTACCAGCCATCGAAAAAAGTATTGATTATTCAATTATCTACATTGACCCATTACAGGTTTACTACCTTTCCAGTCCTTATCTCTTTGAACACCGCTGCAATCGTTTATAGTTGAATAACCTCCAAACTTTGAGCCGTCGTTTAAATTAAACTCATTAACAAAAACTACCCTATCACAATTACAATCTTTTACAACTGTTTGCTGTGCTGAATTAGTTGTTGTGTTACTCTCTTTTTTACAACCTAAAATTATTAGGCTAATTAATATCAAATATTTCATTTCTTATTTTTTCTTTAGTTGTTTTTAAACTTCTCATCACCGTAGATGGTGCTATGTTAAATTTACTTGCTATTCCTCGAATCGTTAAACCTTTCTTGTAATAAGCATCTAATATAATAACGTCTGAGTAGTGTGTTTTGTATCGTACCTTTTCAATTTGTGATTGTATCTCTTCAAATCTAATGAATTTACCTATATCAATTTCATCGCTTACAAGCTCTTTAACGTCGTTTAAGTCTACTTTCTTAAATCTACTTTCTAATCTTATCTTATCCACGCAAATCGAACGTAAAGTACACCAAACGTAAGCTGTATTAATATCTTTATTTAGTTCAATTAGTTTAATGTACATATCTTGTACCTCGTCCTCACACCCTCCAAACTGTTTCGCTATGTTTATCCACTTCTTATGGTGTTTTGTTAGGTCTTGAATCGTCATTATACAAGTGCTTTAATATATTCTTTACAGTAGATTTCAAACGATATACCAACAATCTCTTTAATCTTATGGTTAATGAAGTTACCGTATAGTAATTTCTTCTTTTCTTTCTTAATTAGTATGCTATATTTTGTCATAAATTTAATATTATTTTCTTATTTTTCATTGCTTCAATAACCGTTTTAAAATCGTAACGAATAAAAGCCATTTCAATATAGTTTGGGTACTGAACTATCCTATGTCCTACTTTAATCGTAGGAAGTGGTGAAACTAATCTACCATCAACAAACACTGCTTCGGGTATATACTTTTTTACTTTACTTTCTCTTAACTCTTGCTTTAATGTTGTCATAGTTTTCATATAAAGCCTTTAAGCAAAGATTATCTTCTGGTTTGTTTTCATCGAATAGTCTAACTGTACTGTGCATATCTTGTAAATAACCTATGGGAGAATTAACTCCCTTTTGGTTTGATAAAAATAACAATTTTTCTTTAAAATTTATACTTAACTTTATATCCATTATATCTTAAGTACTCAACTATTTCGTTTTCAGAGAAATCGTTTAAAGATAGTTTGATAGTTTTCAACTTTTGTAAATAAAGTAAACTATCCATTAATTCCTCCGACAAATGTTGGTAAAAGTCATCTGTATTATTCTCGTTTAAAGTAGTACCGTACTTTTCAATTCCAACTTTTGAACGTTCCTGAAAACTATCAACTACTTGCTTAACTATTGGGTCTTCTTTATGTTTAGCAAAATTAAACCATACATTTGGAACATCTGAGAAGCAAAATTTATGAGCTTCTAATTCATCATCAATAATAAAAAAAGATTCTTTATCTTCTCCAATCATTGAAACAGTATATTCTTTACCTTTTGTTAAACATTTATTTCCATCTAAATAGAAATCATTGCAACAAACTAACTTTGTACCTTTTGCTATCTTTTTCATATCGTTTCCTTTTATATCTAGCGTAGATGTACTCCAGTAATCAACTGCACCTACCTTGTTAAATGTATCGCCAACAAGTACTTGCCCTCTAGTAATATGACTATCCATGTATTTAACTTGAATTATTAAATCAGTCGTTTTACTTTTCGCTATTATATTTTTCATTTAAGTAAATTTGAATCATATGTTCTATTGGATGACAAACGTATTTTTCACCGTTTTCTCTAAACCAAAGAAAAAACTCGAATAATTTTAAAGCTTCGTTACCTTCCATGCGTTCAAACTATTAAAATACTTCTCAACTCCTTCAGCATTCACCCAGCATTTACCAGATAAATTAACCTCAACTTCCAACATATCCCCGATATTTATATCATTAATCAACGTAACTTTGTCCTTCGTCAACTGAATCAAAATGTCATTCGAGAATGCACCATCTACAACTGTTAAGACAAATTCTCGCTTTGAGAAACTTTCAGATACTTGTATCGTATCTTTTTTTACTTTTAATGCTCCTGTAATCTTCATGACTTTTAAATTTTTGTGTGAGCAAATATAACTATTTTTTTTCAATGATATCAAATTTTATAAATTCTTTCCCTTTTTCTACATTAAACTTTTGAGCTTGTAATTCGTATACGTCCCTATCGTTAAAATCATACTTCTTTGTCAAACAATCCTGAAAAACTTTAATACAATTATCTAAGTCTTGAAGTTTAGAAGATAAACCAAATTCTAGTATTAATTTATAAGGCGGTCGACCTATAAATTTAATAGGTAACTGGCTTAACACCTCTTTTACATAGTCTTTATGTACTTGGTTTTTAAATCGTCTACCCTGATAGCAACTATTAACACTTAATGCTTTTATATTTATTTGTTCCATTTTTTCTATCTTTTATATTATTATAAGCCATTGATACTATTTGTAAGTTATCAATTTTATTATTTAAAGGGTTGTTATCAATATGATCTATAACTGTTTTTCTATCTGTTTTAACATAGTCTAAAAAACATAAAGCCATTAACGAATGAACTCTTAAAGTTTTTTTTAATCCATTTTTATATAAACTTATCTGAGGATAGTTTCTTCTTAAAACACCACTCATATGATGATTAATTATTCTTTCTTCAAATTTACCGTTTTTATAAAATCCTTTAATTCTACCGTAAGAACTTATCTCATAAAGTCCTTCATAATCTTTTATTTTTATCCAAGTTTCCATAATTGTTTGTTTTTAAAATGGTACGTTATCAAATTGTTCGTTTGGTTTTATTGAGTCAAAAATATCAATATCTTCTACTTCAATATATTTTTCTGTTAAATCAAATGTATTTGGAAAAGTCCCATCAACATAATAACGAGCTGAATCAATATCATAATTAAATTTAACACTAGCCCCAATATTTCCCTGAAAAGAATATTTTGTTTTTTGATTTATAAATTGTGTAAATCCTTGACTATTTTCATCTTCAAACATTCTGTAAATAGTAAATCCATTGTGTGTTTGATTTCTAAAATCTGAAGATCCTGAAACATCATAAAGAGTTGGAATTTCATAAAGTTTTGTTTTCTCATTCCTTTTCATTTTTGTAGGGTGAGCAATTAAAAAAATATGTACATTATTCTGTTGACAAAATAAAGTTAATCTAGTTAAAATATTATCAATTCCTTCTTTACCTCCCAATCCTTTAGGCATATTTACTTTATTCCAAGCATCAATAATAAATATATTAATACCATAAGTAAACATTTGTTCTTTAAATTTTTCAAACAACCAATCCCAATCAGCATTACTTCCCTCGTTTGCAGTTGTAAAGTAAAGTTTTTCTCTTGACCATTCAACATAACGTAAAATATCAGTTTGATTTATTCTTTTTTCATCTTTTCCAAAAAATGGTTTTCCTATTGCTTTTTGTATAAAATTAGCATTGTATAATTCAAGCGGTGAATGTTCTGGAGAATAAAAAGAAGCCTTTAAATCAAACTCATGAACTAAATTTAAAGTAAACCAATCAACAAATGTAGATTTACCATGTGAAGGAATGCCAGTTACAACCGTTAACTGTCCCATCATTATACTAAAATCCTTGTATAAATCTCCAAAAACATCTTTTCTAGGACAAATTGTTTTAGGTAAACCATCTGAATGAAGTTTTAAAATGTCATCTAATAAATCAAATGAAGTAAATGTTCCACCTATTGAAAATCTTTGTCTATTTTTTATTGTTTTTTCTAAGTTTCCATTTATTAAATCTCCATTAGCATCTTTATTATCAAACTCTATAAATGTGCATCTATAACGTCCTAATCTTTGAGCTATCTTTTCTCTAATTTCAATCCCTTTTTCATCTGTATCTGTGCAAATTATAAAATTTTTAACATCTTTTAAATAAGGTTCTGAATTTATCCAGTACTCATCATTATCATTTGCACCGTTTGGAATTGATACTGCATTTTTAATTCCTATTTCATAAAGTGCTAATACATCAAACTCACCCTCACAAATGTAAATTTCTTCTTGACCTATCACAGAATTGATATTGTAAAGAATTGGTTTACCACCTTTAATTTGCGTGAAGTCTTTACCGCCTGAACGAAATTTTTTATTTACTAATTGTTCACCTTCAAAATAATTAAAAACAATATTATTTAATTCTTTTTGTTTAGATGGTTGATAGTGTTTTTCTTCGCTAATTTCTAATTGATTTAAAGTGTTTTGAGATATTTTTCTATCACTCCAAACCCATTTTACTAAATCATCTGAAAGTTCAGTATAATTTTTCCACTCTTGCAAAATAATTGAATACTCTTTTTTATTCGTTTTAAGAGCGTTACTTTCCGCAAATGATAGTGAGGTACAATTAAAGCATTTCGCTACGCCAGAATCAAAATTAACGTACAAACAAGGGTCGTTTTTCTTTTTCCTATCAGCAGAACAAACTGGACAAATTGTTTTTTTAACTCCTGAACGTGAACCACGAACCTGAATTGAATCGAAATCAAAAAATTTATTCATAACGTAATTTTAAAAAAACCTTGTTTAACTAACTCATCGTGTGAAATTTTTAATGGTTTATCTTTTTCAACCGTATGTTCTAAATTATTAAAATCATCTTCCCAACATTTACCGTTTAACCAAGTTGAAGGATTCTTTCTAAATTTTTTATCAGGAGTTGAATCAACATAATTTTTAACTACCTTAAAAATCATTGCTCGTTCCGTATCATTTAACTTTAAAAATTTAGCCTTACAATTTTTAGCATCTGTTTTTTTATCGTATAAATCCCAAAAAGTATTAAAGGCTAATTCAAGCGATAGCGATTTTTCAATATTTATTTCTTCTTCTTCTTTTCTTTTATTCTTCTTTTCTTTGCTAAAATTCGCTGAGGCGTCGCTTAACGATTGTTTAGCGGTCGCTAACATTTTTCTCTTTTCAGCTCCTTTTTTACCGTTTTCAGAGTTAACTTTACTAATATGATTCGCATCTTCTAACTGTTCATCTAAAAAGTTAATTGAAATAAGACCATCATTAACCGAAAAAAAGCGACCGCTTAACGATTGTATAATACTTTCGTTTTTATATCTTCTAGTAATATCTTCAATAGATAATTTACCATCTCTTTGCCAATATAATGCACAAATATTTATAAATAAACCTTGAGTTTCAAAGTCTTCATAAACTATATCACCAGTCAACCATTCAGTTGCTATGAATTTAAAATAAGGGAAGTTCTTAGCCATAACTAATCTAATAAAGCAATTAATTTTCTTAACTCTTTAGACAGTTTAATTGCTGTTAATTTATCTAAATAAATACAAGTACCTGATTCCTCACTTTCTGTATATAGACTTAAAAATCTATCTTCTTTAACGTGAATTGATAATGTTGTTTCATCTATAAAGTCGTGAAACATTAATGATACTGCCATAATAAAATAAAGGTTTTTAGATAACCAGTAACTTTTAGTAAACATAAAAAAGCCATTTAAAAAAGGTGCTGGACTACCTTTGATAAATGACTTACTATAAAATTTCTTTGGAAGTGTCCAGCTTCGAGTACAAATATAACTAAATATATTTATTATTCGTTCTTTTCACTAACTTTTTTTTATTCTCCCTCCCACTTCTAATTTTCTGCTGAACTTTCCTACTTTGCTTATCGTATTTCAGCATCACTTTACGTTGTGTGCTTAAGTTGTGTTCGTGCAAACTATAAGAGCAACTGGAGAGCAATAAAATTAAAAGGTATTTCATAGGTATAAAGATAAAAAAAACCTCGCTCAATTACGAACGAGGTTAAAACTATCAATAAAGGAAATTAATTCAAGTTTTATTTTTTTACTCTAATCCGTACCACGCAACTAGAATAGTGTTAACGTACTGTTTTTTTCAGTTTCAAATGCTTTATGATTATAAGCATTTAGATTAAAATATGATTTTTTTAATTCAATATTAATACTTTTACGGTCCATTTTTAAAGCTTGACAACCCTCAGAACCAGCACCGCCAAATGGACTAAAACAAACATCTCCTTTATTGCTCCATAATAAATAACAATTTCTTATAACAGTTAATTGCGTTGGTGTCATATGTCTTTCATCGTTGCATCCTCTTGCTTTTCTAAAATTAGAAATAGTATCACTTTCATTTATATCCATCCATACTGGTTCTGCAAGTTTGCACCAAGTATCAAAATCAATATCATTTTTAATTGGCACTTCATTTTTACCTTGTTTTCTAAATGTAATAATATAATCTGCAAGTCCTGGTCTATTAATTGAACTATCTCGTTTTGTTTGACCATGCATTAATTGAGTGTTTTTAGTTCTTATAGCGGCTAATTGCGGACTTTTACGAATCATAACCTCAGCATGAAAATAAAAACCATTAGATTGAAATAAACGAATTAAATCACCTCTTAAATCTTTGATTGATAAAAACCCATCTTTTCCAATTCCAGTAGTACCTTGCATTATATGCATTGAAACTAATCTACCGTTTTTTAAAACCCTATTTAATTCAGGAACTAAATATTGAAAGTGTGCAAAAAATTCATCATCATTTTTAACATTTGAAAAATCTCTAGGATCATCGGAATAAGTATATAAGTCTGAAAATGGGGGACTAAAAAAAGAATAGTCAACACTACTATCTTTTAGTTTTTTAATTTCTTCTACACAATCACCATTTAATAACCAGTAATTTTCTGTTTTTATTTCAGTTTCTTTTACTTCGTCAATTTCAATATTTTCTTTATAATTCATATCTGCGGTATATTTAGCCATTTGTTTAATTCTTTCAAAGTGTTGTTCTTGTTTTTTCAATATTGTATTTCTAACATTAATTTGCGATTCAGGTATTAAAATATGAACCGTTACTTTATTCTTTTGTCCAAATCTATAACATCTTCTTACTGCTTGATAAAAAGCCTCAAATTTAAAATCATAACTCATAAAAATCATTTGATTACAGTTTTGATAGTTCATACCAAATGAAGCAATAGAAGTCTTTGTAATTAATGTTTTAAATTCATTATTTGCAAAACCATTTAAATACTTTGCTTTATATTCAGGTTTATCAGAACCTTGCACATTTATAGCATTATCTAATTTTTTAACAATTAAATCTGTTTCTGAATTTTTCAATCCCCAAATTAACCATTGATTATCATTTTGATTAACTAATTCAATTGTTTTTTCAATTCTTAAATCAAATGAACGATTTAAATCTTTATGTAAATCAGTAGCTGAAACTGCAACATCTCCAAATAAATTATCGGTATTATTTTCAACTGGTATAATATGCTCAATAAATTCAATTTCAGGTAAATCATAACCATCATTATTAAAACCTAATGTTTTTGGGTTATCACAAGCCATCGACCAAGTCGCTATATATTTCCAAAAATCATCAATAGCATGTTTTCGAAGTCTCCATTTATCATTTGTTTTTATCTTTTGATCTTGAACAAAAAACATTGATTTCATATTTTCATAAGTATCATAACCGAAAAACTCTAAATGTTGACCTAACTCAATATGATCGTTTGGTGAAGGTGTAGCAGTACAAGCTAATTTATAAGGAGTTTTTTTAAAATTATCAATTATAAACTGGCTTGTTTTTCCTGTATTATTTTTTAAAATACTACTTTCATCTAAAACAACTCCAGTATATTTTGAAGTATCAATATTTGATAATTGGTCGTAATTTAAAACATCAATATTTGAATTATCTATACCAAATTTAAGAAACTCTTTTTTTGTTTGTTCAACAACTGCAAGAGAAGTTAAAACTAAAACATTTCCTTTCGTTTCTTTTACTACTTGTGAAGCCCATTCTAATTGCATCAAAGTTTTACCCAAACCACAATCAAAGAATAATGCAAATCTGCCTTTATTTAAAGCGGTTTTAACTGCATATTTTTGGAAGTCGAAAAGATTGATATTTAATTCATTTTCATCTATATCGAATCCACTCGATATAAAAGTTTTTTTCTTTGTTTCAAGAAATTTTGTGTAATCATTCATAATTTTTAGTTTTAATTTGTGCAAATATAGTTAACTTTTTTTAATTAAAGTACCTTTTTATTATTTTTATTCACCATCATCGCAAATATATTTACTTTTAAAATTAGTTACATTAAAGCCGAATAACTCTCGTTTGTTGTGCTTCATTAGTACTTTGCTTCGTAGATGTTCACCGTATGCTATTTCTTTTATGCTTTTAATCGTTTTAAAGAAGTTGTACAACTTTCTATGATTATTTGCTCCATTACTATGCAAATAACACTTAAATCTTATCTCTCTATCCATCTCACTTAACTTTAAATCCATCGTTCCATACATAAAAATTGTTCTCAATCCATTTCTCAAATGATATTGTAATAGCATTCATTTGCTCTGCTACTGCTTCTTTTTCGTCCTCAGGACATTTGTAGAAGATACTATTTATATTTTGATTCAATACCTTAACAGCCTCATTTGTATAATGCTCAGGAAACACTTTGTTAAGGTCTTCAAGGTACTCAACGAACACTGGAAGACATCCAGCAATAACACAAGCCTTAACGTCGAAGTTGTTTTTATCTTCTAAGTACATTTGTTGACGATATTCTTTCGCTAACTTTCTTTTGTGCCTAATTTGTTTAATATCTTTCATAGTACAAGTTTTTTTAAATCAGATTTCAAACTGCTAGTAACCTCACGAAAATATTTATCACTCTTTAGTTTCTGATATTGACCTAAATAGTAGATGATAGTATCGTGCTGCAATTCAAAGAAACTTCCAATAAATTGTAGAGTCATCGTTGTATTCTGTTTTAAGTAGTTCACAAGCACTATTCTATTATAGACTAACATTTGCTTTCGGCTTCTATTTTTAAGCCCATACATATCAATTAAATCTAGTAACTTAATCGGTGTTTCTTCACTTGGCTCAACTTCTTCTGTCGGTGTGTATTCAAGGACTTCGTTAACAAATTTGTCTAAACCGTTTAAATCAAATTGTATTTTGGTGTTAAACCTAATCGACTGTAGGATATTCAATTCATATCCCAAATCTTTCAGCATTTGTAAGTTCTTCATAATTTTTCTATTTCAGATTTAACTTCTAACCAATATTCCATTGTTGAATATACTGATGTATTAAATGGATTGCTATGAGGATTTGAATTTATTATCTCATCAACTGCAATTAACGCCTTTTCTTTTGTGGTAATACTCATATAATACATTCCATTACTATCATCTGCTATAATAGTAAATTTTCTAATTAACTCTTTTGCTTTTTCTTTTGGTGTCATATTGTTATCGGTTTTTCAGCTAATGCAATTGCTATTGTTTCACTCTCGAATCTCATGTTTTTATACAATTCGCTCCATTGTATTTGGTAGCCTTTATCGAATAATAGTTTCTCCATTTCAGGTGTGTACCAGCCTAATAAACTAACTTTATATTCTGTAATATCTACGTTAAAGAAGTTTTCTAAATTCAATTCGTAGTGTAATTTTGTCACTAAGTCTAATTTTGTTTTCATAATCTTATTTGTTTTTTGGTGTGTAACTATTTTTGTCAAATCCTTGTTTTACTTTTGCTAATTCTGTTGAGTACATTCCGAAGAACCACATCGACCATTGATTAAAATTCTCGGGTCTGTCTTTTGGAAATACTGTTTTTGAGATTCTAATTGTTTTCATAATTATTTAGTTTTTAGTTGTTTATAATTTTTTAATTTCTTCTTTAACTAAACACCACCAAGATATATCATATAATATTTTAATTTCATTTAGTATCTCATCAACTGCAATTAAAGCACATTGTTTACTATGTTGTGGGTGCATTATACATAATGGTTTAATAGGTTCTAGTTTAAATTTTTCAACTAGTTGCTTTGCTTTTTCTTCTGCTTCCATAATATTAATCTTGAATTTGTATTGATTTTTTATTTTCGTATTTCTCACTAATTACAGTAAATAAAGCAACTTCTTTTGTATCTCCTAATTTTACTAATGAATTAAATAATTCTAATTCTATTTTATTAAAGTTAAATAACACATTGTTAAATTCTTTTTCTGTAATCTCTGATGCTAGTTTGTAAATTTCTGTTTTCATAATTTCTAAGTATTTCGTTTTTGTATACTGCAAATCTACGGAACATATATTGATCTCACAAGTTTTATTCACATTATTTTTAAAATAATTAACAAAAAAAAATAACTGCCTAATATTTAGACAGTTATTTGTATCGGTTATACAACATTTATGCGATATTGTTCGGGTAGTAGGTAGTTACCAACAATGCTAAAATTCCAGTTCCAAACGAACTTTGCGAATTGAAGCATCGGTAAGTAACATATCCATTCTATTCTGTGTCAATATACAAGGAACTGTCCAAGTGTTTAAGTCATAGTCGGCAAATTGCACTTGATATGTTACTTGCCTTCTTACTGCATCCCTTAGAATTTCCTCTAATGAAAGCACAGTTGGTAACACAGTATAACCGCAATTGGCGGTGGTATCTGTGGTTGTTGCTTTTGTGTCATTTTCCATCTTTATCTGTATTTTGAAAGTTATTACTATTTAATCGCCAACTTCGGTTATACTCAACCGTTAGCAGAAACTTACTACGACTACAACAAATCTAAATTTTCGTAGATATTACCGACTACTTCTGAAATAGATAGATTGGTGTCTAACAAAGAATTAAAACCTATAATTCCATCATATCCAAAAGTTCCATATTTAAAAACTATTGTTTCATTTGGGAAATCTTCAAATGAAACAATATCATATTCGTAAATTTCTTTACCATTTTTATCTTTACAGCCTGTAAACTGCATTACAATAGAGTTTAAATCTCTACATATTGCATTAAAAGAAAGACCTAAAACAAAATTACCTTTTTGATTTTTAGCAACAACGCCATTTTCAATGTTATCGTACATAAATTTTGTTTCTAAATTCCAACTTCTAAACTTTAATTCTCTTGACATATATTTTATTATTAATTGTATAAAAAAAGCATCTGCTAACAGCAATTAAGAGCAACGGCTGAAATATACTGTGTTTGTTAAGCCGTAGCACTTAGTTGCAAAACGTTAGTGGCAATATGATGTTAGTTGCCCGTTTTACCATTACAATCTTCACATTTGCCATTATTTAATACTGAACTGAAAACAAAATCTCTTTTTTTTGTTTCTTGAAGTGTTTCAATTTTAACTTCATATCCTTCATTTGTAAACTCTGTAAACTCTTTTTCTGTTTGTTTAGTAATATAGTCTATATGAGAAGCTAAAACGAATCCTTTACAGTTTGTGCATAATGCAACTTTTGACTTTTTATCTATTAAATTCATATTGTTTTAAAATTATTGTTTGAAATTAAATACAGCCACTAACAGCATCTAGCAATTAGGCTTGAAAATACATATTCCAGAAAGCCCAATAGCTAGTTGCAACCCGTTACCTGCAAGTGCTACATTAGTGCTTCGTATCAAACTTTCGTGTTCAAAAATTTTAAATAAAAAGCCACCGCACTTTTGTTTTTTCAAAACAATTTGTTTTTTTGTTCTCGTTCCCATTCAAGTATTCGTTTTAATCCTTTGTTATAGTATTCCTTTTCTTGCTCCATTACAATATACTTTCTATTCGTATTTAAACAGGCTATTGCAGTCGTTCCGCTTCCTGCACAATTATCAAGTATCAAATCTCCTTCATTAGTGTATGTCTTAATCAAATACTCCCAAAGAGTTGTCGGTTTTTGCGTAGGGTGTATTTGCTCATTCACATATTGCGTGTTTCTAAAAAACTGCACACTTCTTGGAAATCTAAATCCATCATTATTATTTCTGTTTCCATATCCAGTTGAAAATTCATCACTCTCTTTATATTTTGGTTTGTTCCTCCCTTTGTATGGTTCGCCATTTTCAAATTGTGGGTAGTAATTTATTTTACCTTTGCCAAAAACCAAAATATTTTCGTGTGCTTTCATCGGTTGCACTTTGCTTAATGCGTGTCCTGTTGCTTTTGGCTTTTCCCAAATCCATTCGTATTTGAATAATGATGTATTGCTCATTACCAATGCACTTGTAAATGGCTGTGAGGCAGTCAACACTATTGCTCCATTTGGCTTTATAATCCTTTCGTATTGTTCCCAAAGTTTGTCAAATGGTATTATCGTATCCCATTTACAAGCCGTTGTTCCATAAGGTAAATCACAAAGTATCATATCAATACTTTCATCTGCTATCAATGGCATCAATTCTAAGCAATCTCCTAAGTGTTCACTACTTCGGTTAGTGCTTATACTATACCATTCTTTTTGTTCGTCTGTATCTAAGTTAAAATTTCCCACGCTTTTTTTATTTAAAATTTTTATTTCGTTCTTCGTATTAAGTTTGTCCTAAATTAACCGCACCAGCAGGTAACACCACCTATACGCAAGTTTTGTGAAAAACAAAACCTGACGCATAGCTGTAACCGTTATACGCTATTTCTGAAATGACTTAACCACTTCTTTAAATTCGCAAATTCTCTCAATTGGTATCAATGCCTTGACTATCTTTGCGTTGTTTATCTTCGGGCGACCTGCTTTCTCGTAGGTAATTGGAACTATCTCCGTTACATATTTCTTCTCTTTCTTCATAATAAAAATTTGGTATTGTTTCTTTTTCTTTGTGTGTACGGAGTAGCAATATTAACACTACTCCGATACAAGATGGAATTAAGACTTTAAACATTCTTAATTGATATTGAATTTTTGCTAAACGTAATAATCGGACGTTTAAGAATTTCTCCAGTTGATTCATCTAAACTTGTCAATGATGATAAAGCAACTTGTTTATATTTATCCTCAATCTCTTTAAGGTTAGCCTTAGCGATTTGATACTCCTCAATGTTAGAATAGTCAATCATACGTCTACCCTCTACTTTTGTAACTTTAAAATTACCGAAGTTAAAAGTTTTTTCTGTACGTTTTTCGGCTTCTTCTATTGCTAACATTTGCACCTCTATTTTTACTTTCTGAGCTAAGTCTTCAATCTCTTTTGCTTTTCCGTAAAGTTCTAACGGGTTAAGTTCTCCATTTCTAACCGCTTCGATTAATATCCCGAAATAGTCCTGTAATGTTGTTGGTGTTACTTCTATAACGCTTTGTCTTTGTAAATTTTCCATGATCTTATTTATTAGTTATTTCGTTAATTTCTAAAATTTGTTTAGGTGTTAATGTATAGGCTTTAATTAATTTGTCAAATACATCTAACTCTAGCCCTTCATATCTTGCAACCGCTTTGTCAAAAAGAAGTTCTGAGCAAATTGGCAACTGTTTAGGTTGCGGCTGACTTGCTTTTTGACCGTCGTCGTCGTCCGACATTAACGATAAAATCGCAGAAATTTGATACCTACGAAAATAGGTTATTTGACTACCGAGTGCTTGTGCGGTTAAGTTTGGGCTTAAGTCGATACTACTCTCAATCATTTCCCCGTTATCAATGTCAATTATTTGCGTGTAAACTTTACCGTCTTTAATAGGTTGTAAGAGTATTAAACCTTTCTCTAGTAGTATCGGCTCAACTGCTTCGATTAATGCGTTTAAATCGGCATAAGTATTTTTGAAATGCGGGTTCTTTGCGTTCTTCTTAACGATACCTATTTCTTTCTTTGCTTCGTGTATTTTTTTGTAGATTTTCATAATTCGTTTTCAATTGATTCGTAAATAATTTTTTCAATTTCAAGTAATTGGTCGTGTTCAAACATTTCACTGATTTCCGTTTCTTGCACATAAATAAACAAGTCATACATATATCCACCCTCAGCAGGTTGCCAGTAAGTTTGCTCATTGTAAGGTTCTAGTTGATACTCACATCTTAATTGTACATCTCTGTACTCGATTGTTGTTTCCATAATTTTTTGTTTTTAGTTATTACTTCGACAAATCTACGAAACTTATTTTAATAAACAATACCTTTTATTATTTATTTTAACAAAAAAAAAGCGAGTAGTATAAAACCACTCGCCTTAATTAACCTAAACCTAAAATTATGAATTACAAATATACTATTTTTTAATGAATAATACTGATTCTGCTTTTCTTCTTCTAACTAAACCTGGTAACTCTTTTCCTCCACCCATAATATAATGGCTAGTCCACCAATTAACGATATTCATTTCGCTGAATTTTTCATTGATCATTTTAAATAACGTCTTTGAACTTCCACAATTCCAACAAAATGAAACCAAAGCATCAAATTGACTCTGTGTTAATGGTACTTTAATGGCATCTAAGACAGTCTTTTCGTATTTAGGTAGTAGGCTTTCAAATAACTCCATTGCTTGAGGTAAAGTTATCTTATCACCTATTTTAACCTTATTACCGTTTAAATAAAAAGTGTTACCTACTCCAATTGTAGGCACTCCAGCAGGACATTTATAGGCATTTAATTTTATGCCCTCAAAACTTATGATTAGTTGCTTACCGTTTTCTGATGTTTTCATTTTTCTCAATTAATAAAATTACTACTATCGCTAATAATATAGCACTTGCTGAAATCACTTGTTGTACGTTGTTGCGTGGTTAATAACATCTCTAGTTAATATCCCTAGTGTTACATCTACTAATGTCTTAATAACTGGCTTAGTATCTAATATTCCCGAAGCGGTTATAACTCCTAACATCGAAACTAAGATAGTTTTGAACTGACCTTTAAATCTGTTGTCTGTTGTACTTTCTGCTTTAATTTTGTCAAATATTTTCATATCAATTATAATTTATTTTTGCAAATTTTCCGTTTAATGCTTCAAATGTAGTCAACATATCTTTAGGTAACAAGTCAATTCCCATTGAATACATCTCATAACAAGCTAATATTTTTTCAAAGTTGTTTTTATGGTATGAAGAAGAAAAGATACCGTTTATTCTATTTTGAAAAGAGACAACAACATCGTATCTGAATTTCTCAAACAATTCAATTACATAGTCAACATCACTATTGCTTATTCCTTTCTCTAGCCAATAAGCTCGAATTTGCTTAATATACTCCTGGTGCATTCCCCACATTTCCGAAAGTACTAATTGCTTTAATTCATCACTAGATATTTTACTAAAATCGTTATCCAAAAATTCAACAAATTTATCGTAACAAACTTCACATTTAAATTTAGCAAAATCTGTACACATCTTAGATTTAACAGCATCATATTTTCCATGAGAGTAGAATTTCATGTGAGATACGTCTTGCTTAACTCGTTCCAAAGTGTTAAATATATCATGCGACTTCAAGTCCTTAATGTCTTCCTCCACTTCTTTACGAGTAATTAACTTACTTATATCTTTATGAAAGTAGTACGTTAATATTCCTAAAACTATTACTATAAATAGTAAGTAAGGCGGTAAATTAATATGTGTTAAGAAATCGAACATTATAAAATTATTTTTTTAAAAATTACGTTCTCATTTTATGTTTGAAAACGTAATTTTAATATTTTTGTTATTTATTTTTAATCATTTCAACACAAGCATTCAGTTGTGATTGTTCCTCAACTGTGAAAACTTCCCAAACTAAGACTTTCACGTTATTACCGTTTAAATCTTGAGTTATGATTCTCATATTTTCAGTCATTTTCAACTGTGCTATGATTTGTCCTATTTCTACTGTTTCCATATTTTTATTTATTTATTAGTTTATTAGTTTATTAGTTTAAAATTGTATTGCCTTGTGCATCTGCTGTATTAGTTTGACCATTTACTACACCTGCACTTTTTAAAAGTGAACTACCCTTAAGGTTGTTTCCAGAAATATATATAACGGGAGCTCCTGTTGAATATAATGCTACAGCACTAGAGCTTGTTAAATAGAAGGTGTTACTGATAAATCTAGTCCCATCTTGAATTTCTCCAGCAATTCTACCTGATGCTGAATTTAATAATGATGTAAAATTATTATTAGCAAATATACCGTATGGATATAATAAACACATATCTGTTTCAGAAATTATTGTACAATAATTCATATTTCCACCAGAAGCATAATTATTTACATATGAAAGAGAACGCAAAGTACAGTTATTAAATACACTATTTCCACCACCTCCACCAAAATTATATACCGCACTTGCCCTAGAATTAAAAGAACAGTTATTAAATGTTAATCCATTTTGAGAACCATCTATAATTCTATTTGTTAAACTGTAAAATGTTGAGTTATTAACAATTCCTGCACCAGAGTTTGAATAACCACTAGAACCATTTGTTTTTATATTACAACCATCTACTAATGGAACTGAAGCAATAGCACTACCTGTGGTTGACGTTGAATTTATAGTTGAGTTAATAAGTGACGCTAAAGAACCAACTGCTGCGCCAGAAGTACAATTAACTGTGACGTTAAAAATATCTCCTAATGATGCAAACCCATAGACACAATCATTTCCTTTAAAATTTAACCCATATACTTTACCTATTCCATAGTATCCGTAAGAACCTGTTCCACTTCCTCCTGCTAATGAACTATTAACTAAAACATTTCCGCTTAATATAGTAGATGAACTTGATATATAAATAGCAATCTGACCACTAACACCTTTTTTAATTTCTCCATTTAATAGTTGAACGTCACAAGCTACGCCATTATCAATTATTCCAAATCCAGTAGTAAAAGTTAAGGTATAACCATTATAATTAATATTTACACCTGTTTTTAAAATATGGTTTGCTATTGATTCAGTTTGTGAACCAAACATTTCAATAGTTTTACCTGATGCAGCTGCCGCTACAGCTAATTGATAAGTTGCATAATAAGTATAAACACCACTTGCATTAGCTATTCCCCATATACCGCCTGATGAACCACTCGCAGGAGTTCCCCAAGTCCCATCGTCTTTTAAAAAGTTACCTACATTTGTACCTTTTGGTACGAAACCATGTTTTGCGGTTGTGAAATTGTTAGTCGTTATGTCAGTAGTTGTAATTGTAGCATCTGAGATAGTTTGGTCGCCCGTATTTGTTCCGCTTGAAGTCCCTGAACCCGTTACCTTAGCATTTATCTGTGTTTGAATTGCACTTGTTACGCCTTTAACGTAAGCTAACTCTGCTATACTTGGATAAGTAGCTACGGATAAAGTTAATAAATTCCCACTTGCGTCGAAATGAGCAATTTGATTGGGTGTTACATTGTTTGAAACAAAACCACGACCTAAGGGTAAGGTTATAACATTACCAGCTGAAATACCAACATAACCGCTAGAAGCATCTTTGCCCGAAGTTAATTGATAACCGCTCAAATCTTGGTCTCCCGTATTAGAACCTGATAATGTAGTTACACCTAATTTACTTTTAATCGTTGTAACCGTTTCATCTCCCGTATTCGTTCCGCTTGTATTACCTATTAATGTACTTTCTGCACTTGTAATAAGTCGACTACCTACAACTTTATCAACTTTATCTGTTAAAGCATCAAAAACAGCATCTTGACTAGGTGCGGTTGTAGTTACTCCATTTGTTATTGTCTGAGCAACCGCAGCACCAACTAATTGATTACCCGTTACATATTTTAAGTCGTAATCTGTCCCATTTGAAACACCAACTATAACCAAATCATTTGCTCCAATATTAGAGCCTTTAGCGGTTAACTCCGATATTTTTTTAATTACTGCCATATTAATTAATTATTTTAATTTCGATTGAATCACTACTTAATAGACCATCTGATAAAGCACCAGCACCCGTCCAAGTATAAATTGTTATTACCGTTGTACTTGTCATCCCATACTGAAACAATCTAGTTACTGCTCCACCGCTATTTTGAAAAAAAAGAAAAGTATTATTTGCTGTAAATTCTGCTACTGAGTTTGTAATTGTATATGTTCCAACTGCTGTACGTGCAAATGTTAAAGTTCCCGTTAATTGCGAATAACCTCCCGAAGTAGTTGGTGCTGCGGTTCCCGTTTGTGTAATATTTGTTATGTAAACTTTGTACGGAACAATCTGATTACCTAGTATTTTCTTTGTTGTAAATATTGAGCCATTCCAATCGTCAACCATCATAACATCGGTAGATTTTAACGCTCCCGTTTTTGCTGTGAAATCTGTAAATTTTCTTTCTATTGACATGATTTATTAACGTGTTTTATTAAAATTGTGTTTAACATAAATACCAATTAGTTAAATCTGTTTTTGTTTTAGGTGCTATATCCTCATCTATATTTGTCAAATACTCTGGAAACAAAGGATAGTTAAATGACATATATTTTATAAAACGTTCGGCATAATTCTCCGCAATTTTGCGTTCTTTCTCTACCAAATAATCTACTTCATTCTTACTTACAACCTCGCTATTTTCTGCACTATGTTTGTACATTCCTTTATTCGTAATTGAGTAAGCAATAAACGGGTACATCTCAACAGCTGTAAAGTGAATTAACATAGGCTTTACAAAATTCGTTATTAAGTTACTGTAATCACTTGTTAAGGTGTTGTTTTGGTAATCTGTTTTTAACTTGTTTAACAAATTACTACCTAGATATTGTTGAATGTAAATATCTTGAGCAATCTTGATAAAATGAACTGTCTTGTCGGGGTCTAAATTCCCATTTAAAGCAGTAAACTTTACTAAATCTTTGTTTGAAATTAATAGTACTTCAGCCATTTTATAAATTATTTAGGTAAAAAGCCTCTATTAGGCATATCAATAGGACGTTGGTAAACTCTCGAATCATTAACGGGTGCAATCTCTCCCAACTTTCTACTTTGTGAAGCTGTGTAAGTTTGTGCTAAAGGTGAATTTACATCTGATTTCTTTAAATAAGTTTCACGAACCCAGTAATGATGACAGTTTCCTCCACCTTTGAATAAAAATCTATCGAATGTAATTGCTCCATTCGGTCCCCATCCAATTACTCTACCATCTTTATTTGTGTAACTATCCCCTAAGTTAGAATTACTCATATTAACAATATCCTCTTTACGATATACTTTTTTTTGTTGGCTCATTTTAACACAAAAAGAACGTTCACCAGGTTTATCACCAGCATATCTATAACGAGTTTTAAAAATGTTTCCATCTTGTTCACTCTTTGCGTTACCTCTTGCAATACCCGTGCTAACTAACTTTGCTAAGAATGATTTTTTAGGCTTTAAGTTTTCAATTTCTTCGTCTAAAGTAATTTCTTCATCGTAATCAACTTTTCTTGAATCCACTAAAAGCCATTCATCGTTTATCTCTTCACCTATACTTTCAAAATCAAATACCTCAGCACTTAAAGTAGTTTGTTGCGGTGCTTGTTTTATTTCTCCATCTTCATCTAAAACATTTAACTTTTTAAAGTATAGTTTTAAACTAATTCCATTAACCGCTAGTATCTTATCAAAAGCATCTATAATCAATTCTTGAAACGGTCTAATAACCATATTATCAAATAGTATAGCACTATTCTTTAATTCGTCTGCATTTGAGCTGAATCCTGTACTTGTTGAAATACCAAATAATAATGGACTTGTTACGTTATGACCTACTAAAATCTTGTTTCTCGCTTCATCACTTAAGTATTGATATTGGTCCGCAGCCTTTTGCAATTGAATAGTATCAATAGTAGTTTTCGCTTCGGGGTTATCGTTAAATGAAATAATAACTTTTTTACCCGTAGAACCAGTTAACTTGTTTGTAACATCGTCCGATATTTGTCTTTTTTGTTCGGGGGTCGCTTGTCCATTATTAAAATTTAAAATACTGGTCGGGGCAAAGGAGTTACTAACCTCATTTATAAGGTATTCACTAACTTTCTCCTCTAATAAACAATAATCCAAAGCACCTTGATAATCAACATATGAATAGTACTTCATGCCAGCACTATACGGTTGAATCATTAAAATCTCAATTTCACTTTTTGAAGTTCCAAAAGCATCAAATCTAATTGGCTTGTACTCTCTAGTTTTTTGCCAATTGTCTGAATAGTAATAAGCCACCACGTCCCCATCTTCATTGCATTTTGCAGAACGAACTAAATTAACGGGCAAATGTAGAAACTGCTTAACCGTTCTATCTTTGTTGTAATGAACTTGAATAGCACTTTGACCTAACATTTTAGTATCACTAATAATACGTTTAATATCGTCCTTAGAAACTAAACTTAAAAAGTTAGCGTAATCCGTTGGTTTTTGCGAAGCATCTAAGGCTGTAATTCCACGACCGTAAATAAGTTTGCAAATATTATTTATTACTGCGTTATTTGTAGCCGAATTTTGAAATCGGTCTATCAAAAAATTATAATGGTTATTACCCTGACCAAAATCAACCCAACCCTCATTTCTTTGTTCAGTAATTACGGGAGTAGTATACTGACTTAACTCAATTACTTTATTCATATATTATAAAATCATTTGTCGTTTCTCTCTTGTTATAAATACCCTCGTTAACCGTATATGGTAATGATTGGTCCGTAACTAAAACTTTACCTAAAAAGCGAGTATTTGTTTTAGAATCTCTGTAAATTCTCATTACATAAGTATGTCCCTCAATCAATCCACTAAAAGCAAGTGTAATTGTATGATAGTATTCAGAACTAGTAAAACTAGATACATTATAAGTAACACTTGTATTTGTTTGTTCATCTGTTAATTCTAGTTTATTATAATCTGTGTAAGAAGTATTTACCCTAAAATTAAATATAACATTTGTTTGCTCGTCCTGAATTGGGAAAACGTCAAAATCTACATCCTCCGTTCTAGGGACAAAATTAAACGTTTGTGCTGTCGAATCTGTTGTTAATACTATCATATTGATTAAACGATAATTTTATAAATTGTATTCAAAAAAAAAGGCTACCGATTAAGATAGCCTTTAAAGTAGTAGTAGTAAGTATTAAACTGTAACCATTGTAGCACTTGTAAACAATGTTAACATAGCCGCTTCTGTTGTAGCATCTAATAAATTAGCATAACAAACTTCTTGACCTTTGAAAGTTAAAGAATAACCGTTAAAGTCAGCCATTTTTCCACCGCCTGAAATTTCTCCACCCGTTACATCTAAGCCATTCAACAGACCAGCAATATAAAACTTCCCGTTGTAATCTTGTAGTACGCAGTGAGGCATAGAATAAGCAAGTAATTTTACATTCTTGGAAGTTGCAGCATCTTGTTTTTTTAATTTGATAGATAAATTTTGCTCAAAATAAGTTGTCCCAGCGAGTGGGTCCGCCATAATGTTTTGATTAAAACTATTTTCTCCCTTTAATTCAAATTTGTAAAGTGTATCTACATTTATAATTGTATCAATTACATCTGTGTTTGTCGCATCATAAGTAATATCACTTTTTACAATTTGATTATTGATAAAGTAAAGTGCTTTGAATCCACCTACTGAATCTTTATCTTGTTCTTTTCTTCCGTTAGCAATTGTTATTGGCATAATGTTTTTTTTATTAAAAAAGGGGTAGTGTATTTCTCACCACCCCCTTAGATTATTAATTTAATTAATTACTATCCTCCGTAAAGAACACCTTTAGTCGCTTGACCTACAAATACACCCATTGTATAAATTGCTCTTACGAATTGAGTATCTCCGTCGTTAACCAATTTACCAACCTCAAATCTGTTGTAGTCATCTGCTAAATCTGTACACCAAATAACCGCTGCTTTTCTTTGTGCATAAGCCATTAAGTTGTTTGGAGTTGGTACGAAAAGAACCTCAACACCGTTGTAGAAACATCTTGAGTTATTATCTCCTGATTCAAATTGGAAATTAACTTGTTGTGCTGCTCCCGTTGCGTTGTTAGCAATTCTAAATAATTGCTTCCAAGCTCTTGGTGCGTAAATACAAACTGGTGAAACTGTATCTGCTAAATTCTCCGCAGGAATAGCAGCGTAAATTTTTGCCATTTCAGCACTTGCATTTGCAGCAGTTACTGTTGTTCCCGTTACTTTGATATATCCACCTAATGCAGAATTATCGTAAAGAACTTTTGAGAATACACCGTCAACCAAACCAGCAGTCAAAGCAGCAACAGCAGTTTGAGTTGCAGCAGTCATAGAACCTTGAGAAGCACCAGGAGTTAATGCAGCGATTGCTGTTTTTTGAGTTGAAGTAATACCACCCCAAAATATTGATTCACCATCTTGTGAAACGTTAGGAGCATATTGTGCTAGTACAGTAGAAGCAAATTCAGAAGATTCAATGTTGAAAGCTCCAGGATTCATTGAACGACCAAAACGACCAGCTCTTAATGATTCTTGTAAGAATGTTTGTTTGTACTCTAATTTAGTTGGTGTGATGATTCTATCTGTAATAGACATTG